AGATGTTGGTATTAGCCAAGCTACATTAGATGAACTACAATCAAGAGTTTTAACTCCTGTTAAAAGTGTTCCACAAATCTTTATCAGAGATAAACACATTGGCAGTTATTCAGATTTGATAAGATATCTTGAAGAAACAAATTATAACGGAACAGGTGAAAGCCTTTAAATAAATGGAAACATTCAAACTGATAAAGATGTCAGCACCTGGATGGGAAAAAACATTTAATACTGAAACAGAAGCTCGTAACGAACTTTATAAATGGATTTGCAACTTGTGCAAAGAAGATGATGGTATTAGAGTTAATTCGTCATTAGATGAATTGCTTTACACTGCATGCGGGTGTGAGTTTTGGTATGAACAAGTTGATTCGTCAGAGTAATACTAACTTATTACTGTATCATTTTTGACACACTTTGCAAATAAATTGTAACAATGTGGTTTTAAGCTCGTTTTTGTGTTATAATTAATCATACACGGAAACAAAGAGGAATCAAATGTCAATTGAAGAATACCGTTTGGACTTAGGAGAAGATCTTGAAATGAATAAAGAAAAAGTTGTGATAGTTCAAGATCGCAAGACTGGTGAGTTTTACAATCCGCAAGAAGCCTTTGACGCTATGATGAACAAGCCAGAAATTTTGGCAGTGTTCAAGCGTTTGGCAGTTCGTTAAGGAGTAAACATGGGCTATCGTGTTATTAATGTAGATCCAGAATTCCGTGCACAATTCACAGAACGCAATGGTTTAGAAGGGCCTTTTTTCTACGATGGCAATCAAGTACTCTACTATGATACTTTTGCTGGTCTATACTTGAATCCGCAAACAGATCACTATTTAACTTATAGTGAATATCAATCTTTTACTGGTGAATAAAATGACTGAAACAATTTCCCGTGAATTTGAATTGCTCACTTCTGAGCATCATGATTTCCTCATTGAATTGAGGGATTCTGGCGAAACTAATATGTGGGGTGCTGCACCCTATATTGAACGTGAGTTTGATGTCTCACGTGCAGACGGCAAAACCATTCTGCTAGAATGGATTAAATATATGAGTAAGGAGTAAAAAATGGTAGTATTTGTTGGTGTTATTTCGTTGGTTGCACTTTTGTTTGTTGCAATCTTGCTTGGCACACTAGTTGGTGGCGTTGTAGGCTGGACTGTAGACTTAATGTTTCCATTCGTGGTCATTACATTGAATACACTCACTGGCTTATCATTGACTGCTTTCGAAATGGGCGCAGTTCTTGGCTTTGTTGGTAGCTTCTTCAAATCATCTTTGAATACTAGCAAATCTGAAAAATGAACAAGCGCATTAAAGAACTCGCTGTAGAAGCTAGATTGCTAACTGGTTGGCCGGTAGGCGAGGTTGAGTATCAAAAGTTTGCAGAATTGATTATACTAGAATGTGCTGAAATCAACAAACAAGAATTAGCGTTTAACGCGCTTGAAAGATTGTTGAATAGATACGAAGACCATTTTGGAGATAGATAATGGACGATGACAGACGATTTTATGCTGCAATATTAGCAATGATAGCTTTCTTATTTGGATATCCCATTGCTGCAGTGTTTATTTTTCTAATTGCAATATTGTTATGAACAGAAGAAACCATTACGACAACGACACGAGTGACGACGAATATCTGTACCGTCTTCGCACAGAAGAAGAATCTCGCAGTCATTACGCTAATATTAAAAAAGAAGAAACTAAAATAAAAGATGAAGAGTTTCTTTTATTTGATGACGACGAAGACGCGTATTAATTTTTCTGTCTAATAATTTTAGTGCCGTTTTTAGCTTCAAGATTGTTGAGACGAAGTTCCATCTCATCAATCTTTTTAGCCATCTCTGGATGCTTCTTTTTCCACGCATCTGGAGGTTCCTGGAGCCACTTCCAGCCCCATCTATTAACTAGATAATCTAGCGTATCATCGAACTTAGAATAGGCCCACAGGCCCATGCTAGTCTCTTTAAACCAAGCTAGAAATGCAGCACCAATTAGTGCACCAGCAATTGCTGTATAGATCCAGAGTGTATCTCCAAACATTGCATTAATTGTTTCAAACATCTAATTTCTCCGTAGCTTTTATATAGTTATCCATACCGTGATCTTTAACACCGTCTAGGATACCAGATTTCCATCCACGCCACTTATCTTTGACCATTTGCCAAAGAGTAAGTTCTCTAATATTTCCATAGAAATTAATATACTGAAGAGTACCGTGGTGCTTATAACCCATAAGAGCTAAAGGTACCTTAGTAACTAAGTCGTTGTTGTTTACGAATCTCATATGACGAGTCTCTATATTCTTAACAAACGTTCTTGTACCAACTCTAGGTGAACCAAAGGTTATTAATTGTTCAACCTTCATAACTTCTTCAAAACGAGAAGTAGCAAGAGTAGCCATAGCACCACCAAGAGAATGGCCAGTGATATAAAACTTTTTATCCTTGTGCTCTTCTTTGTGTGCTTTTAGAGCATCCCAAAGTTTATCTATCTCACCTCTAAAGCCAGAATGAACTAAACCAAATGTCATTGCTGCTCGTGGAATAGCGTTTAGGTCTGCCAAAACATCAGACAATTCAGAAGGTTGTGTGCCTCTAAATGCTAAAACATATTCTTCTTTATTCCAAAAAGCGTGGCATTGCGCGCCATCATTTTCAAAAAACTTGTGTCCTGTATAACCAAGTTCTTTCTTTAATGAGTTTGCTTCTGCTTTATCGAGATAAGCAATTGAAGCTAATTTAGCCATTTGGTGACAAACATTCATTTTTTTCTCCTAGTTATCGTGCTAATGGGTTATCTAATGCTTTTTGTAACGTTCTAGTCATACTAGTTTCTAAATTTTTCATATCTCGTTCGACTTTTTGTTCTAGATCAGTCATTCTTTTAGAATTGGAATCTCTTAATGCGCTAGATTTTTTATCATAATCGTTTTGTAAAGCATCTCGCTTATTTTCAAAACGTTCTTCTGCATTTTGAACTATTTTTCTTACTGATTCTTCTGATTTACGCAACACATCTTCCATTCTTTCTACTTGCTTTTCAGTATGCATTAGATCGTCGCGCAATCCTTGTTTAATATCTCGTGTATATTCTGTTCCTTGTTCAATGCGAAGTAACGCTTCGTTTAGCTTTAAAATAACTTTTTCGTTTTCAGCTTGAATAGCTTCTACGTTAATATTTTCAATAACGTTTTTCATACCCATATAATCATTGTAGACCTGAAACGCGCCGTACAAACTACCGATTACTGCAGAAACTATAGCAAAAAGAGCGCCAATAGTTGTAGGCGTCATAGTAAATCCAAAGATTTTCATCTTTGCATTTTTGAGATTTTCTACTTCCTGCTCAAAATTTTCTATGCTTTCGCCAAGATCTTTGTTTTCTGCTTCTACAGCAACGTCTTGACTTTGCACTTTTTTAGGCCTGCCCATTTTTCTTCCTTTAATTTTCGAACTTAGGTCCACTACCGCCATTTGCGTTTAATCTCTTCAGCGTATCTATTTCTTCTTGTAATCTTAAAACTTCTAAACGCTTTTTTCTTAATTCTAGCTCATACAAAGAATTACAATTAATTCTTTCTTTTGGTCCATCAATTGGAATTACAATTCTTCCATATACACCTATATTGCGATTAGATGGATCGTTATTTTTATTACCAAAAGGACTTTGATAATTATCAATAACACCAGTTACTCCAAATTCTAAGCTTGTAGATCCGCCGATAGCATTTTGACAATGAAGCTCTCCAGCTCTAATACTGTCTTGTCCATAAGACTGAGGCATTCCAGGTAATTGTAAACTTAATGCACTACCTTGAGCAAACACAAACTTAGTTAGCAAAGTTAAAGATATAATTAATAACAGTTTTTTCACATTTTACTCACTTATTCATTTTTTATTTTTGAACATATCCTTGATGACACTGCAGTTCTTACGTTACTATCTCTTTGTAATTTAGATAAAGAACAAATGTAAGTTGCTCTGCTAACATCAGCTTTTCTTATATAAACATCAAAAGTTGTTTTTGACAGATAATCCAATCTAATTATTCCTTGTGATGTTACAAACGGAATTGATTGGAAATCTTTATCAAATACCTTAATTTCGTAATGTTGTACATCTTGTCTTTTGTTGAATATACTCATTGTTGTTTTCACAACACCATCTAAATGAGACTGTACAAGCTTAGGATACGTCGGTGTCATATCGTGGGCATGGGCAGAATCCCCAATACCCACTAAAACCAGCACCGTAGCAAGCCAAACCGTACATAAATTCATCATTAAAAAACTCCTTTATTTTGCGATACATTCTGCAACAATCAACGCAGTGTAATTACCGCCTGGGAATGCTTTGTTGCCGCCCATTGTAGCTTTAGAAGAAGTTGCAAACCATACGCTGCCGGCTGCTGTTAACTCATACTTATCGGTCATACCTAATTCAATTTTAGATGATTCATATGTACCCATACCAGTAGCGTCAGAAACTGCTTTTACTGTAGTGTTACCTATAAAAATTGGCGAATCTGGTAAAGTTGGGCTTGAACTAAATGATGTTGGGGCAGTAATCGTTGCGTAATAAGCATTAGCTAATGATACATCAAATCGTACTACCGCGTCTTCACCACCGTCTGATCTAGCAGTTGACAACGTGTATGCATTTGGGTTACCAAATGTGCCAGCGTTATCAGTTTGAATTACACATCTAGATTGTACAGTACCATTAATTGGTACGCTAGTAAAAGCTTGTGTGACATTAGTTGCAGCAAATAATGTTGCAGCTAAAGCCATTGTAAAATAAGTCTTTTTAAACATGTGATTTCCTTAATCGTTTTTGTTTTCGTTTAAATTAAATTGCATATCAACCATCTTTTGATGGAGTAACTGCTGTGCGAGACCATTACGTAAACCAGCTCTAGCATCGGGTAATTTTTTGTCAACTAAAATTACCGAGTCTTTATATACACCACCAGGGATTACAGCAGAATAATATCCCTGTCGTTCAAACGCTGCAGAAGCAGAAGCAGCTATTAAATCAAGTCTAGACGATTCTGCAACTAACGCGTTTTTATCTATTACAGACATTGCTTTTTCTAATCTATACTTTCTTTTAATTTCTTCTAATGCTTCTTCTTTGTCTTCTTCGTTATTCTCTAAATTTTCTTTGTCTTGTTCTATCGTTATATTATCCTGTCTAGCATCTTTTGTGCCGTCGTATATGGTGCTTACATCAAACTCTGATATATTTGGCATTTGCGGCTTATAACCTGGACAACCTGGGTTAAACTGAGGATCATAACATGGATCAACTTTATACGTATAAACCACATTTGTCTGATAGACAGATCCTGGTCCTCTTACTTCGATGCTGCCATCTCCCCACAATTGCCTAGGTATAGAACCTACACCTACAACTTTATTAATCTGAGTACCACTCAAAGAACCTGGTTTCCAATCATCTGTTGATTTAAAAATAAAACCGGTTCCGCTTGCATTAGCATTTTGCACATCAACTGATACTAAGTCAGCGGTTTCTTTTCTAATTCTATAACTGTATATGACGTTTTGTATATCTAAACCTGGCGGAGTCGGTAAAACATTTCTCATAGACCAGCGCAAAGCATTGTCTGCTGCAGCATTCCCTGTGTAACCGTAATACGGTTTTAAACCATCAGAGTAGGAATAAAAGGGCAAGCAAGCCGCCAATACCAATAGTAGCTTTAGTTTTAGCATCTAATCCGTCCGATTTTTTTAATTCTTGTTTTGTTGTTTCTACATGAGATTCCCAACCCAGTTTTGCTTCTTCGCCAATTTTGCCGTTGTACGGACAAGGAGTTCCGGCATGCATCATAGCAGCAAAAACTTTCTTATCTTGGCACATTACAGATACAGCAGCAACTTTCATACCCATGTCGTACATGACTTTTGCGTTCTTAAGTCGTATACAATTTTCTTCGGTAAATGTGGTACCTGCTGAGATACCTAAAATTTGTGTTTGAACCGCACCAGCAACACCAATAGTACATAAGTCGCTATTATTACCAGCGCTAAATTGCGGAGAAACCGCGGTTGGTGGGGGTTGTTTGATAGTCGTGGTCATACTACCAGTTGTGTTGACATCACTTTTTGATTTTGAATCTGTGTAGATTACATCATTTGCAGCAGTTTGTGCAAACGTGGCTGTACTGGCAGCCACGAGCAAAGTCATCGTTATCAATATTCTTTTAAACATGTTATGTCCTCTATTGGCATCTTCGCGCCCTATTGTGTATATTTATAACGCAACGGAAATCTGTGTCAAAGGTATAAATATTAGTTTAATTGATAATTGGAGAAACCAATGAAGAAGATTTTATACATATTGGCACTAGTACCATTTTTGGTATTTGCTAACCCTATTAACGATAATTGCCCGCAGCATACAATTCACGGTGCTCCAATCAGCAGCATTACTAAAAATACACAATATATTTGTCATAGTAATTATGCAGTGCATTACAGATATGATACAAAAACTGCAGAATATGTGGTAGAGCGTTTAGATAAAATGGACATTTCAGGTCAAGCAAAACGCAAAGATGATTTTCGTCAAGATCCTAAAATAGATGATGATAAAGAAGCAACTTTGGAAGACTATAAAGGTCAACCATATGATCGTGGTCATTTAGCAGCAGCAGCTAATAACAAATCAGATGATAATCAAATGAGTGAAAGCTTCTTTCTTACTAACATGGTTCCGCAAGATCCAGGTAATAATAGAGGCATTTGGCGTATGCTAGAAATTGGTGTAAGAAATACTGCTATAGCTGGTGGAGACATTTACGTTATAAGTGGAACAATATATCACCCAAATTATAAGACCATTGGCAAAAATGTGGGTGTACCTAGTGAACTCTGGAAAGTTGTTTATAACGCAAAAACAAATGAAACGATAGCTTTCTTGTTTCCAAACGCCAAACTAAGCACAAAAGACATTCCAAAGTATGCTACCACTGTAGATGCGATTGAAGCTGCCACAGGCATCAACTTCTTTCCAAAGCTAGACGAGAAGGTAGAGTCTACTTTTGACCTAAAAAAGTGGCCAGAAATCAAATAAAGTGTATCATTTTTGACACAGTTTGCAAAAAGTGTTGACATTTGTTCTGAATTGATGTATAATTAATCTAAGAAATGAGGAAATAAGCTAGTAAAAACTTGAAATTAGATGAAAATAACAGTTGACATCTACTCAAAACTAGCTTATAATTAATCATAAACGGTAAATCAAAAGGAACTATACCATGACTAAGTTTGCAAATTTTGACAAAGTAACTCTCAATGCTCTTCGTGCTGAAATGCAAGAAGTAATGAATAAGTATGCCGCTGCTGCTAACCTCACAATTGAAGTTGGAAGCATGAAATTCAGTGCTGCAGAAGTTGAGATCAAAGTAAAAGCAAAAATCAACGGCGCTGTTACAATGACAGATCGATTGCTCGAATCTGCTGCAAAGAACTTGGGCATTAGCAACTTTAAGAACTCTATTGGCGACCAATTAGTTGCTTACAAGCCAAGCTCTTACAAATACCCCTTCGTCTATGTCAGCGCTGCTGATGGCAAGCGTTACAAGTGCAGCGGCGTTATGGCAAAAATGAAATTTGCTTAAATTAAGGGGGCAACCCCTTTTTTTATTTTTGATGAATTAGAATAAGAGAATTAAATGAATCTAAGTGAAAAAGTTATCCTTACCGATGTAGATGGAGTACTGCTAGACTGGTTGTTTGCGTATACACAATGGATGGATAAGCATGGCTACACGGTTGTAAAAGGTGGCGAAAACGAGTATGATGTTACTAAGCGCTACGGACTAGGCCAAGTTGAAAAAGAACGATTGGTTCGAATGTTTAACGAGTCTGCATGGATTCGTAAACTGCCTCCTCTTCGTGATGCAATCAAATATGTTAAAAAGCTACACGAAGATCACGGCTATGTTTTCCGTGTTATCAGTTCGTTGAGTAATGACTACTACGCTCAACACTTGCGAACTAAAAACTTGATTGAAATGTTTGGTCCAAGTGTATTCGAAAGCTTTGTATACCTCGATACAGGTGCTGACAAAGATGAAGCACTAGAACAATATCGAGATAGCGGATGTTTCTGGATTGAAGACAAGCCAGAAAATGCTATTCTTGGCCAAAAAATTGGATTGAAATCTATTCTAGTTGCACACGATTTTAACAATACTAAAGAAGCTCAATGGCTCCCTCGTGTTGCTAACTGGAAAGAAATTTATGAAATTATCGTAGGATAGCTCGTAAACTACTTGGCTTATTATAAATAAATCATAATGCAAGCCTTAATAACAACTTTATTAAAGCTGACCTCGTATTATAGGTCAGCTTTTTTTACATCATAACAGGAGAATGTATTGCCTACGTATACATTTCGTGACGAAAATAACAATCAGCAGGTCATGGAGAAATCCATGCGCATCTCAGAACTTGACGAATTCAAGCTTCAAAACCCGCACCTAACTCAACTAATTGTAGGAGCACCAGCTTATGTTGGTGATTCTCACCGTCTCGGGCGTAAAAAACCTGATGCCGGTTTTCGTGATGTTCTTAAAAATATTCAACACCACCACAAAAAGGATAGTATCAATACATGGTAAAACTGTTTTGATAAAAAATTATCCTGATAACAAGGAGAGTTTAATGCCATATAAGCAGCAACGCAGATTGTCTCGTAAAGAAAAGCAAAGAAACGAAAGAGAAACTGATCACATGGTCAGCATTCTAAATTCTAAATTTGGAATGAGAGCTATTAAGCCGCTAACTCCGACGCAATCTGATATGTTTGATTCTTATAAACAGGGTTATAACATTGCAGCTATTGGAACAGCTGGTACAGGTAAAACAATGTGTGCGCTATATTTAGCACTAGACGATGTACTAAACAATAAAGGATACGATCAAATAATTGTTGTTAGATCAGCAGTTCAAACTCGCGAACAAGGATTTATGCCAGGAAGTAAAGAGCAAAAAGAAGCTCTATATAGTGTTCCTTATTCTGATATTGTAAATGACTTATTTGGTCGTGGCGACGCGTATCAAATTTTACAGTCAAAAGGCATGATCAAATTTATGACATCCTCATTCGTTAGAGGATTAACTTTTGATAATTCAGTTATTATTGTAGATGAATGCCAATCAATGACGTATCACGAACTAGATACTATCATTACTCGAGTAGGCGAATCTTCAAAAATTATTTTCTGCGGAGATACAAGACAAGACGATCTACAGCAATCTAAAAATAGAGCAGATGTTTCAGGACTTGGTTCATTTTTAAAGGTACTTAAGAATATTCATTCCTTTGAAACTATTCAATTTACGCCTGAAGATATCGTAAGATCAGGTTTAGTAAAAGAATATATTTTAGCAAAAGAGGCATATTTGCAATTAGCATGACAATAGCAATTTCGTATATAGTTCAAAATACTAATAGCGAATATGAAGAAGCGGGTCTAGACACACTGGACCCGCTTACTACTCTAGAAGGTATTTACGGTAATAGAGATTGGTCTTTCGAGTTAGCATTTTCAGGAACTGATAGCACTCAAGGAGACCCAATCTCTGTTACTAGTATTGTTGCGACTACACCAACTTACGTAATAAAATCTAATGTTGCGAATAACGTAATTTCGATGTCAAAAAATCCAAATGAATTGATATTTCTAGGTGAAGGTTATAGATTCGTAACATTTGGTTCTACAGAACAGACAACTTATACAGATTTATCAGAGCTTCCAGAAGGATTAAATATTGTAGGATGGGATACACCACCTATAAAACGGTTGACAGCAAATTACACATTTGATATAATGTATAGTATACCGAATCAATCTTTGTTGGGTCAAACTGCAACTGTAACATTAGCTCAAGATTTCTTTTGGGATTTTGTATCAGGCGCAGCAAAATTACAACAACAAGTAGCAAATAGCGAGTACTAAAATGCCAGCAGCAGCAAGATTAACAGATTTAATTGCAACCGGTCATCTATGTGATGCAACAGCGCCTATTCTAGGCGCTTTGCAATCTAAAGTTGCAATAGATGGTTTGTTAGCTGCAGTTACAGGTGATTTAGTAGTACCGCATTTTATAAAAGCTGGTAAAGCATGTGTTATACATCCAGCAACAGTAACTGCTACTAGCTCAAGAGTTTTTATCGGTGTCCTGAATGTAGCTAGAATTGGCGATCCAGCAGACCTTGGTGTTATTATTACAGGATCGCCTAAAGTTTTTATTGGTAGTTAAATTAAAATTATATTATGTTTACACACGTTGATCACGGGATTGTACTCCCAACTCTTACACGGCAGACGACCGAGTCTGGCCGCAAATACTTTACACCCGACGGCAATGCTTACCCGTCTATCACCACAGTTCTTTCTATTCTTGGCAAAGAAGAAATTATTGCATGGCGCAAACGAGTAGGTGAAGAAGAAGCAAATAAAATTTCGCGCCAAGCTTCTACTCGCGGTACAGCAGTTCACAAACTTGCAGAAGACTATGTAGATAATAAACCAGATTGGAAAGGCAAACATATGCCTTCTAATATTGCTACATTTAATACTCTTAGACCAGTCTTAGATGCAAGACTAAATAATGTCTGGATGCAAGAAGTTTTTCTTTATAGTGATAAACTAAAAACTGCAGGTCAAGTTGACTGTATTGGCGAATGGGATGGTGTTCTTTCTATCATCGATTTTAAAACATCTAAGCGAGTAAAAAAAGAAGAAGATATCACAAACTACTTCATACAAATGTGTTTCTATGCAGCAGCTTTCTTAGAAAGAACTGGTATAGCTATTAAGCAAGCCGTGGTAGTAATGGCTGTAGATGACAACGAACCACTGATCTTCAAAGTTAATACTTTTGATTACTTAGACCATTTCATTTCAGTTCGTAAAAAGTACAAAGAAATGTACGAAATCGCAAAATAACTGTTGACATTTGTTCTGAAATGATGTATAATATATCTATATCAACAGGAATACATTATGAACATGCAGTTTCTACGCAAACTAGCTTCTGACGAACTCACAGATACGCTATTTTTTGCTACGGGTACTCGCCCAACAAAGACAAAAACGCCTGAAAAATGGTCCCTTCAAGCAGGACAATTTGAAATCGATATTGTTAACAATCGTAATATAAAAGTTAACGGCGACAGATGCAAATCTGTTCCAGAAGCTAAATTTGTTATACAAGAAATGATACAAAACGCTGAATTTGTGTTATAATATATCTATATCAACAAGGATTACATCATGAAATTTGTTAAAGAACTCTTTCAAGCCGCCATCGCAGCATTGCTTTTCGGTGGTCCAATGTTTGCATACTTTCTTTTCGTAATGAAGCCATGAACAAAGATAAAATCAAAGAACTAATGAAGCACGCTGGCACAGATACCAGCGGCAAATGGATGGGCGTTGATCACGTCGAGAAACTTCTCGAAGCGATTACTCTCGAATTCATCGATATTCTTCAAACTGAAATAGATCTTGTTAAAGGATATCAGTCGACAGCTTGCAATAACTTTGATTTCAGTTGGCATCAAGGTAAGATCGATCACTTTGAAAAATTGATTGATAAAAGCAAAGATCATTTTGGAGTTGACAAATGAGTAACCTTACTATTCCACATGAAGTTGCAGATGGTATTGCAGTAGCTTGCATGCAAGATCAACTAAAATATTTAATCGAAGAAACTCGTGCACACGTTGAAGATGGAGCATGGTTGCATCCAGAGGATTATTACAACAATACAGTTAAGTATATCCCTGCACTGAAATTGCTGATTGCTTATTTTGGAGGCACTGTAGATGATTGAGTTGCTCGCATTAATTTGTCTTGTTGGACCAACAATAATTGTACATTATTTGGGAAAATAATATGAACGAACAAATTCAAGAACTTTCGGACATTGCTTATAAAAATCATTTGGCAAGGAATCCGAATTCTTCTTTTGGTCGCCGATCAGATTATGATAAAGAATTCGCCGAGTTGATTGTTAGAGAATGTGCTAATGTTGTAAACGACAATTATTCTCATGGTAGTTCAGTCGTTTACAAGATATTATTTGAACATTTCGGAGTTAAAGAATGACCAAAATCACAGCACATGAAGCCCGTGAACTTGCAGGACCCACAGTTGAAGAACGTGTGGTGGCAGTGTATCCACTAATTCGTGAAGCCGCAGAAAAAAAGCAACGCCGAGTCGTACTGCACGACTGGTGGGCGCATCAAGGTTATGCTGGTAGCAAAGACTACAAACAAGCCCGCATGATTCTTGAAGGTGAAGGTTACACTGTTCGTTTCTTTTACGAAGAACGACAATTTGTGGACATGTACACAATCGTGGAGTGGTGAAATGAACGAACGAATTAAAGAACTTGCCGAACAGGCTACTATTGATATTAAAGATCAATATGGTTATTGGATTGGTAGCGAATTAGATATGGAAAAGTTCGCCGAGTTGATTGTGGCAGAATGTACCGCGGCTTTATTTGATGAATCGGAAAGATTGTCTGGATTGTATTCGGACGAAGACAATTGGGACTCGGCTGAGGAATATGAAATTCGTTCAAATCAATGTATTGATGACATATCCTTGATTGAAAAACATTTCGGAGTCCAAGAATGAACGAACGAATTAAAGAACTGATCGAACAGGCTACTACCTTTGAGGAGATATGGGGTAGAGGGTTCGACACTACACAATATACTGAGCACTTCAGTAAAGAAAAGTTCGCCGAGCTGGTTATTGACGAATGCTGTCTCAAGCTATTAGATATGGACCAAAAGGTTAATGGAAATCATAACTATTATAAGCATGCAGCAATTGAAATTAAACGGAGTTTTAAATGAATATCGAACGAGTGTTTGTATTTAAGCAAAAAGTATCAGACTCAACGCGTCCTTTACTTTATGCATTCAGAGAATCTGAAATCAAGACTATCGAAAGCCAATGGGGAAGCCAAAACTGTTATCTTGTTATCAATGGCATAAATGTAGAAGGAAGTTTTGATAACTTTATTTCTGCACTAGGAACACGAGTAGATATACCATGAAAAGTGCTATAATGTATATTGTTTCAATTGTAGTTGTTCTAGCAGCATTTCTTTTGATAGTCGATTATTCTAGCGCAATTCCAGATGTGCTGTTTAGTCACTCAACAGGAGAATGTGTTGGAGTACAAAACTATATGGCAATCTTATTTGAAAATCCTGTTTACAGTTGCGAAAACCTACCAACTAAATATAATCATATCTGGGTAAAATAATGAATTTATTTGTTCTTTCTAAATGTCCGACAGAAGCAGCTCAAATGATGTGCGACAAGCACATTCCAAAAATGATTGTAGAAGCTGCTCAAATGCTTTCTACGGCTCATCGCATGCTAGACGGCCGTCTTGAAAGAAAGCCGTCTAAATCTAGCAAGCGAACAGTGAATGGATACGTGCATCTGAATCCAACACTAGACAGCGTGCTGTATAATGCTGTGCATCACGCACATCCTTGTACTGTCTGGACTATGGAGACAAAAGCTAATTACGAGTGGCACTACAAGCACTTCGTAGCTCTCTGTGCTGAGTTTGAATTCAGATATGGTAAACAACACCTTACTGCACAGAAGCTCACAGAAGTCCTCAGAACACCTCCAATAAATATACCTGATACCACATTAACCGCGTTTCCACAAGCGATGAAGCATTATCCAGAATGCATGGTAGAAGGCGATTCAGTACAAGCATATCGTAACTATTATCATGTTGCTAAGTCTTTTGCAAAATGGGCTAAAGGCAGGCAAGCTCCAAGCTGGTGGGAAGGATACAAAGGAATAGCTGCGTGATTACAGAAGTTTGGTTACTTATTACGGCAATTGTTTATACATTTGTCGGCATGTCTTTTAGACCATCTCAGAAAGATATGGCAATTACTATTATTGAAACTACTGTCGATAGATTGATAGCCGATGGATATATTAAAACTCGTAAAGACGAAAATGGTCAACTTGAGTTAATGAAGTATAACGAAGAATGATATATGAAATATATTATCATACATCCTACTGAAGGAATATTTCTTGGTACTACAAAAAATCATGGACTTAGCGTTGACGGCGAAATTCAAAGTCCAAGAATACTTGCGCTTTTTTCATCTAATAATATATTCGATATTGTTAAAGCCGTTGGCTTTTTTACAGAGAAAGACGCTCTAGAATACAGAAAATTGTATATTGGAAAGAGGTTTCCAGAATCTTTTGTTGCTAGCGTTCAAGATGAAAACAATAACGATCCATACGTAGATGTTGTTGATATTGTTAAATCTGGCTATGGAGAATATGCTTGGGGTATGATTGATGCTCTACCAACTCCAAGTGATACCATACATTAAACTGTAAATTATTGTTTACAGATTAGGTGTAAACGATCGTTTACACTAAAAAATGAGCATATTTTTGCAAAAAGTGTATCTTTTTTGACACACTTTAGCTAAAACAGTTGACACTTGTTCTGAATTGATGTATAATTAATACATGAACGGAACAAACAATACTACCAAACGTAAGCGTAGAACAGATCGCAACCATGCAATTTACGAATTGTTTTGCGAAGCAACTGGCGAAAGCTACATTGGAGTTACTGTTTGTTCTGGTTCTGCATTGAATTCTGTACGTAAACGGTTTAACTCTCACGTTAGCCGTGCTAATACAGACACTTGGAAATGGAACTTGTGCGAAGCACTTCGTACACATGGATGTGAAAAGTTTACTCCTTACTTGCT